ATCTGCTCTGGGCTTGAGTGATAGTTTGCGTACTCTTTGGCGTAGTTGCGGGCCATGATTACTCCTTCACGAAGGTGCCGTCGGGCAGAGTTTTGCCTTTGCGGTTCTTGATCTGCGCGTATGCATGGGCCATGCACTGGACGATGTCGATGTCCCGCAGTGCGCAGTAGTTTATCAGGCAGACCATCACATCGCCTACTGCATCAATGCGGCCAGCGGCGTCGTCCTTGAGTTCTGCATCGGCCAGTTCCCCCATCTCGCTGATAGCTTTCAGAAGCTGCGTGTGCGGCTTCGCGTTGGGGATTATCTGCCGAGCCGTGGCCCAGCGAATGATGTCACTCTCGGTGTCTCTGTATGATGCGTAGGTCATGATGCTGTGTTCAGTACTGCCAGTGTTACGGGGCTCTTAGGACGTGACGAGCTTCCTGTCAGGGTAGCTGCCAGCCTCGGGTGGTTCAGGTTGATGATGATACAGTGTGTCTGTCCTGGGCTACGTCCAACGCATCCCTTGAACATGGTCACTCGGTCGCGCTTGGCAATCAATGCCCCTGCGGCTTCCAACTCTCGCTCGAAGCGGTCTAGGCCATCGCGTCTACGGCCAAGCCAATCCCGAGCAATGTTGCAGTTGATAGCGACGAAGCTACCCGGCAGCACTGGGGTCTTGTCGTCATATACCACCTTGACCCTAGCAACAGCCTTCTCCGGTGCAGGTTGTCGTACCTGCTCCTTACCAGAGCCATACTTCTCGCTGCACTCGATGAGCCGGTCATTGTGTTCCAGCAGGAACTGGCCCAGCGTATCGAACACATCCTGCCGAGTCTCTTCCGTGTCCTTGCGGAACTTCACGACTAGATCAAGCAGGTGCTGGATTGTGCCGTCAACGTCGAACGGGAACAGGCCCTTCTTGCGACCTATGAGTCCGATGATCCATGCTGCGACGATGCCCGTCCTGTAGAACCGCTCTTGCGGCATGAACAGGAAGTTGAACTTGTCACGGAACGCTTTCTCGCCACGCGCCCATACAGCTTCAGCGCCACCGTACTCAAACACAGCCTCGACAAGCTCCGGGAAAGCCCAGCCATTGTTCTTGGCGACGAGGTCAAAGAACTCATAGCCGTTGCTGCTGCCATCTTCTCTGGTCTGGATGAACGTGCGGTCATGGTGGTGAATCTCTAGGCATCGTGCCTTGAGCGGATCGTTGCTGGACTGCACAGCCTCAAACTTCTGATGCAGCGAGACGTTGGTAGTCACAAGTGTGCTGCCGTTCCACACGACAGGCTCACGAAGCTCGCGCTCCTTGGTCATCGCAATCTTCTCGCGGCCTTGGCTCAGGTCATACACGAGGTCTGCCATGGCCCTGTCATCACCGGAGGTCAACTCATCTATGGTGCAGGGCAGATTGTTGAGCACACCGCGAATCTTGAACAGCGCGTTGTTGGTGTCGTTCTTGTTCATGAACAACGTCTTCGGCTCTCCGATCAGACTGTTGGCCGCTATCAGAGACAGTGACTTGCCAGTGGTCGTTTCGTTTGAGTAGATCGACAGCACCATGCAGCCATTGCCTGCAACATGACCTAGTATGCCCGCCGTGGCGAGCAGCACCGCCGAGCGAATCGTCTCTGTGCCAGGGCTGTTGAGCATGTCCATCGCACGAATCCACTCGCTACGTTCGCCATGGGGGCGAATGATGGGAGCAAACCTACTTGCAGGGCCACGCAACCTACGCTCGGTATTGCCGCTTGGTGAACCGATGACCTTCTCACCACACAGGAACGAGCCATCTTTTTGCCAGCCGAACGCCACGTAATCAAGTCCAGTTGGTGCTGAGTTCTGCACCATCGTCAAGTAATCCATGAGGAAACTCCGCACCTTTTCTTGTTGCCCAAGTGTCTTGATATACACCTGTCTGTTGAGTAGAAACGAGGAGAAGTCTTTGCCAAGCACAGCCACGCACGATACCTCGTGGTCTTCTTCCTTCCAGCCGGTCATTGGGAACTTGACTGCTAACCTGAACGAAGACTTGCGGCTCTCAGGGTCATTGAACGCACCAGTGACATGCATCTCATACGAGCACACCAGTTGGTGTTCAATGGCCTTGGCCGAGATGGTGTTGCCATTGGCATCTACGCTCTCGGTTTCTACATCCACTTCCTGAAATACGCTGCCATTCTTAATCACATAACCCTTGGGCAGCACGATCTCTTTGACTTCGCCACTCTCTGTAGTGACCTCGCTTTGCACAGCAGCAGATAACTGTGCTGGGCTTGTTATCTTGCCTCTATGGGGGCACCCCTCGCACCCAGACTTACAGAACTGCTCGAACTTCGCGCATGTCGTAGGGCCTGTACCCTTCCATCCATCGAGCTTATTGAGGCTTGCATTGAGGTCAAAGTCCTTGTGCTTGCCTGCGATCTTTATGACCGCCTCTTTCACATCTGTAGCATGCTTGACAAGGCCGAGAGACGCACGCCACATAGGCTCTGATACATCATTGCCCGATGCATCCGTTACTCCACCCGACGCAAGTAGGGCACCTACTTGTTTGCACTGTGAACCAACTACATCAATCAGTACGTCATTGGAGTTGAGCACCGCGTCCATAATGGACGACTTGCCTGCTTTGCGCTGCGCTGCTGGGCGTGTCAGTTGTATCGCCTTGTTGACCCAGGGCTTGAGCACACCGAACAACATTACAGGATCGTAATCCGGGCAATCGCTCTTGCACTCGACTTCCTTCCACGGTGTCTGTTTCTTGTGGTGCGTACCCACTGGGCGCAACACCATCGACGGGTCGTGAATCTTGCTGGTGTCTATGGTGACACCCTGCTCTTCGAGCGCTACACGCAATGCCGTTGATGCCTTAACCCAGTGAGATGTCTGCACTGCCTGCGTCATGGGCCAGTACAGATGAATACCACGCCCTGACGATATGACCATAGGCTTTGGCATGCCGATGACCTTGAGAGCCGCTGCCATCGCAGTCCAGCCCTCCTTCTGTGTCTTGTATGGCTTATCGTCGCCAATGTCCAGATCGAGCGCTAGGGCTTTGAACCACGTTGCCTGATCTTGTTTGCGGTGCCACTTCGTGCGGCCCTTGTCGTCTGTGTAGCTATGGTTCGCAAAGGAACCAACGCCGAAATATACGGTTGTGCTTTGCTCTTGGTCCCACTGCGCTATGGCAGTGACCGCGTCGTCGATATCTGCGAATGACCCACGATTCCAGAAGATGCCACGCGGGTTGTTGCCCGATGGGTCTGGCTTATGTGTGCAGATTACGAGTTCGTCTTGCTGGGCAAAGATGCGAGTGAGAAAGTTTTTTGTGTCCAAGACATGCCCCCAGATAAAAACCCCGGCCTAAAGCCGGGGGACTCATACGCAGCGATTCTATTACTCGTCGAAGAGACTGTCGATCTTTGCTGCAAGTTCGTCAGTTGCCTTCACCGCTGTAACTACAGGCTTGGCTGACTTGGGCGCTGGAGCCGGTGCAGCGGCTTCCTCCTCATACGCATCGTCTATTGCCGGTGCCGCAGCGATAGCTGGCCGAGTGGCTGGAGCCGCCAAGGCAGGGCCGGTGTTCTTCGGTGCGATCTGACGGGTAGCCACTTTCACGGAGTCGCTTTCGAGCAGCGCATCGACGCGGCTGATAGCCTTCTCTGGAACGTAACCCTTTTGTTTGAAAGTGATCTTCGGGTAGCTGGCTGCATCGTCGAAGCCCAACTCGGTGATCGCTTCCTCTGGGCCGATGCCATAGTTGCCCAGTTCCTTGAAGTACTCGCGCAGAGCTTTCATCCCGCTTACAGGCACGGTCAGGCTGTACACCTTGGTCGGGTCTGCGGCTGCAACAACAGCGAGGTGGCGCTGGTCGGCGCACATCTTGGACTTGGCACCCGAGGGCAGAATCTTAGAGCCCAACACATTGTGCGGGCAGTCTGCGCAGGAGTTGTGCACAGGAAGCTGCACGGATGCGTCAGGCTTGATGCCGTCGTTGGACCAGCAGTCAGGGCGCACATTGTCCGCAGATGCGTCGAATGCTTTGCCATAGAACACCTTGGAGACCCGTGGATTAGCGCCAACGATGATGGTGTCGAGACTCACGCCGACGGTGGTTTCCACGCCGTCCTCGTTGAGACGATAGCGACCAGCACGGATGCTGATTCGCGGGATGTTCGGCCCGTCAGAGACGATGGCCGATGCAACTGAAGACTTGGTGCCTGCCTGCTGGCGGGCTGCGATACGCGCTGCAATGTGCGCTGGGACTTGGGCGATGTTGCTCACGGGTTACTCCTTGTTCTGAGCTTTGCGAAGATTAAAAACACGAGTCGATGAAAAATTCACCCCAGGAGGAGGTGCGCCGTTGGCCTCGATGTAACTCTTGACCCCGGTCTTTGACGCACGGGACTCGACCATATCCCAGGCATCATGTTCTTTGCAGAAGTTGAAAAACTCCTCACGCGAGCCCACTGTCGCAGTGTGGTGTGTGGACCAGTAGCCCGTGCCGTGTGGAGTCTTGACTGTCTCAAGCCCATCCTCTTGCGCCTTGGCAGTAATCCAGTTCTCTACCGCAACCAACTTTTCCATCAGCTTGGCTTTGACTGACTTGAAGTCTCGCTCTCTTGCTTCGATCTCTGCGCGGACTTGCAAGTACCGCTCGACTGCTACGTCATAGTTCATAGTCACTTACCCTCCGCGTCTAACTTGGCCTGAAACTCCGGGGTGCAGGCTTCACGTAGTTCTACAACAATACTAGTGAAAGCGGCAAACAAACCCAGCAGCGGGGTTAGCATCTCCATGCTCCTCCTGTCGATGCACATGTCTTTCGTATCCCATCCGGATATGTGCTGCTCAATGAGTTCACACAGCATGTCAGGCAGATAACCAATCTGCACTACCTCGGAGTCGCTTAAAGCGAGCATCACTGCGCCAGTAGGTTCTGGCTCGTCTTTTGTCTGTAAGTTTATAAACACGTTACCCATAAGTCACCTCTTTACTCATCGTCACTGTTGACGCCCTGAACGAGCGCCAGAAATTCCGCCAGTGTGTTCTTCTTTGCGCGGAGCCGACGGTATAGCTCTGCCTCAAAGCTGGTGGCCCAGATGTGCCACACAGTCGTTTTGCCGGTTGTTGTCAACCGACGAATCCTTGCGTTCGCTTGCTCGTACTGCTCAAGTGAATAAATCGGAGCGAACCAGATGATGTCTTTTGCGCGGGTCAATGTCAAGCCGTGCGCCGCAACTTTTGGATGCGCTAGCAACACCTTGATGCTGTCAGTATGCTGAAACGCATTGAAGATTTCATTGCGCTCATTCTTCGACACATCACCATGCACTGCTGCTACATCGTAGCCATCGGCTGTCAGCTTTTCCTTCAACCAGTCTTGCACACCCCGCAGGGGTACAAAC